TTAGCCGACCGTATCGCCGGAGTTGCCGGAGACGCCGCGGCAGAGGAGATCGGGCCGGCGCCACATGACGAGCAGGTTCGACTGCGTCAGGAACTCGAGGCCGCGGCCGTGCTTCATCGGCTCCTGCTTGGCGTAGTAGAGCCGGCCCGGCAGGTTGGCCGCTTCGAGGAAGTCGCCCGGCGCCACGTACTGGCGGGCCGACTCGGTGGTGCCGAGCGGAAAGAAGATCGCCTCGCCCGCCGGCACGAACCGCCGGTTCGTGTAGGTGCCGGTGGCGTCGACCGCGTTCGCCGAACCTGAGTACTCGATGAAGGTCACGTCCTGGTAGGTGAAGGAGAAGCGGCGGTCCTTCAACGTCGGGTTCATGGCGACCATCAGCATGTGCGCCGACATCGCCGCGTCGTGCACCTTCTTGACCTCGGTGTCGGCGAACATCGATTCCATGAACTCAGGGGACGCGATGCAAGCGACCCCGGTCATGGTCTCGCCGCGCGCGTCGTTCTCGAAGGCGCGCTTGATGGCGCGCAGCTTGCGGGCGACGTTGGGGCTGCCCGCGAAGTCGAAGGCGGCGACCTTCTGCGTGATGCCGAAGGCCGTGAAGTAGTTGACGACCACCGTGCCGTCGGCGTCGAGAATCTTGCCCTGCAGCGCGTTCACCCGATACCACTCGTGCGTGATCTGGTGCTTCATCGCCATGGTGACGAGCTTCTCGTTCACCTTGTCCTCGACCATCTTCGGCATCATGCGATTGAAGTAGGCGAGGTTCTGGATGTCGGCGACGGTGACCGCGTCCTCGTGCGTGACCTGCGGGATCTCGAACGTGATGCGGTCGCGCTTTCCGACCGAGCCGCGCGTTCCGGGCGCGCCGCGCGTCGTCATCGGCAGGAGATTGAGCGACCAGTTCTGCCGCTCGATCGAGACGTACGTTGTCCCGAGCGCCACGGGCTCGGGGAAGATGCCGAGCTGGGTGACGAGCCCGTAGTTGTTCGGGATGATGTTCATCGCCTCGGTCAGCTCGGCGGCCGACCACTCGCGATTGAGGAAGGCGTCTGCGATCAGTTCCATGAGGTGTGATCCTTTTGCGTGGGGTCAGCCGCGCGTCCGGCCGGCTCCCCGTGAGGGGAGCGGGACGCGCCATGAATTACGCGCCCTGGCGCACGATGATCCCGGCGGCCGCGAGCTGGGCCATCGCCGCCTGCTTGAGCTGGCTCGTCGAGACCGAGGAATGCCACTTGAGCCCGAGGTTCGACACCTCGGCCGGCCCGCGCACCAGCAGCACGACGTCCGTGACGTCGCCCGCCGAGGCGTCGACGGGCTGCAGCGCGATGGCGCGCGCGATCTCGCGGCCGTCGCTCGCGGTCGGATTGACGGGCGCCCATTTGCCGGAGCCCGCCGCGACCGTCACGTCAAAGCCGTCGCCGAGCGCGAAGTCGGTCGAGCCGTCGGCGAGCGTGAACTTGATGTCGTTGTCGAAGGCGCCCGAGCCCGACGCCATGACGACGTCGCCGATCACGAATCCGTCGGGGTCGGTGACGCGGAAGGTGCCGTTGTTGGCGGCGGTGGCGATGCAGCGCACGGTGTAGACGCCGACCTTGGCGCCGGCCCTGACCGGGCTCGTGCCGTCGAGCGTCAGCGTGCCGTTGCCGGTGTTGCCGCCGGACTTCGCGGCCGATGTGGCGGTGCCCTTGGTGATCTGGCCCAGCACCATGCCGAGCTCGAAGGCGGCGGTGCCGGCGACGACGGTGCCGACCTCGCGGCAGTAGGTGCCGAGCTCGTACTTGAGCACGTCGGAGACGGCCGCCGGCTCGCTGGTCGAGGTGATGCGCAACGGTGCGACCATGGATCAGACTCCCTTCTTGAAGCGCGCCTGCATCGCGGCGACGAGCGAGGATTTCTGGGCGCCGGTCGATGCCTCGGCGTCCTCCGCCCGGACTTTCGGGTCGCCGCCCGAGGCGGCGACGGCGCGGTAGAACGCGGCGGCGGCCTTCGCCTCGGCCTTGGGCGCCTTGGCGAGCACCTTTGCCGCCTCCTCGGGCGCCATCTCGGTCTCGAGCGCGAGCACCTGGGCCTGTTCCTCGCGGCCCTTGGCCTCGGGGTGGCCAAGGATGGCGGCGATGCGGGTCCTTTCGGCGGCGCGGCCGGCCTTCTCGCCCTCGGCGCGACCGCGGAGATGGGCCGCCTCGAGCTGCGCGTGATCGGCGGCCGGCGCCTCGGGCGCGGTCGTGGTCATGCGGGTTGTCTCCTGTTGGGGTTTGGGGGACGCGGGGGACGTCTGGGGCCGGCGCGGGCCGGCGAGGCGGGTGAGGCGGGCGAGCGCGTCGTCGAACGAGGCGATGCCGTCGGCAAGGCCCGCCGCGACCGCCTCCCTGCCCATGAAGACGCCGGCCTCGGTGGCGCGGATCGCCTCGGGCGAGAGCTGCGGGCGGCCGGCATGGACGGCGGCGATGAAGGTCTCGCGCATGGCGTCGGCCTCGGCCTGGAGCCGCGCGCGGACGTGCGCCGGCAAGGGCTCGAACGGATTGCCGTCGGCCTTGCGCCGGCCGGCGGCGATGATGGTGGGCTTCAAGCCCGCGAGCGCCATCGCCTGCGAGCGGTCGATGTGGACGAGCACGACGCCGATCGAGCCGACGAGCCCCGTCGCGGTCGTCCAGATCTCGTTGGCGGCGGATGCGATCGCGTAGCCCGCCGAGCAGGCCATGTCGTTGGCGAAGGCGACGACCGGCTTCTTCTGGCGCACTTCGCGGATCGCCGCCGGCACCTCGAAGCAGCCGGCGGCCTCGCCGCCGGGCGTGTCCAGGTCGAGCAGGAGCCCGCGCACCCGGTCGTCGCCGGCGGCGGTCTTGAGCTGATGGAGGAGGCCCTCGTAGCTGGTGAGCCCCGATTGCGCGCCGACGAAGGCGCCGCGGTTGACGAGCGTGCCGAGGATCGAGACGACGGCGATGCCGTCCTCTGTGACGCGGTAGCCGCCCTTTTCCGAGCGCCGGCCGACGAAGCGGTTCATCTCGGCGAGGTCGAGACCGAGCGCGCCGGCATCGAGCCCGAGCCGCGCGCCAAGGCCGCCCAGGATGACGGCGATCTTGTCGGGCAGGATGAGGAGCGGCCGGTCGGCGATGCGCGCGAGGAGATGGGCGAAGGGCGTCATGCGGCCTCGTCGATGGAGTCATCCGCCGGCGCGGCGGGCGGCGCCAGGAGGTCGGAGGGATGCGGCAGGCCGAGCTTCCGGTAGTAGGCGCGCTCGTAGGCCGACTGATCGGCCATGTCGCGCCAGTTGCGGCCTGAATCAGCCGCGATGTCCTCGAGCGTCTCGACGCCCATCTGCACGCCGAGCTGCTGGCCCTGGCGCTCTTTGAGGGGATCGATCATCGGCTTGCCCCAGGCGATGAAGGTGCCGCGCACGAGGTAGGGTTTGGCGGCCTGGAACGAGGCGACGCCCTTGGGGAGCGGCACGGCGCCGAGCGCCACCGCCTCCTCGAGCCAGGCGCCGAAGAACGGCATGGCGATCTGCGCGACGAGCCGGCGCCGGCGCGTCAGATACGTGCGCCAGACGGCGAGCAGCGCGGCGCGCGCCGAGGAGTAGTTGACCTCGCGGTAGTTCTTGCCGAGCTCGTGCGCCTCGACGCCGAGGCCGGCGGCGAGCTGGCGGATGAAGGCGTTCTCGAAGTCGGCGAAGACCGAGTTCGGGTGCGACGGCCGGATCACCTCGAGCGACTCGTTGGGGAGGAGGTGCGGGATGTCGACGCCCTGGTAGCGGATCTCGCGCTTCTTCGCGTAGTCGGCGGCGGCGAGCGTGTGCGCCGAGACGATGTCGGAGAGCGGGTTGCCGGTGCCCATGCTCTTGGCCTGGGCGCCGATCACGGCCATGGCGCTCGCCCAGTCGAGCTCGGTCTTGATGACGGCGGCGTAGCCCGCCTGCGCGATCGCCGACTGGAGCTCGGTCTCGGTGTACTTGGAGAGCATCTTCATCGGCACGATCGCCGAGGCGAACTCGGAGATGCCGCGCGTCATCTCCGGCCGCTGGTGCTCGAAGGAGTGGAGCACGATCGGCCGGCCCCAGGGTGTTTGCCGCTCGACCCGTTTCCAGGCGAGGCCCTTGAGGCTCGCGACGTCCGACGGGTGCCCCTCGCGGATGTGATAGGCGACGGGCTCGCCGTAGACGTCGCGCTCGATGCCGGCGCGCAGGCGCTCGTCGTCGAAGCGCCCGTTCGGATTCTCGAGCCGGTCGATGTCGATCAGGTTGAGGCAGGTCTGGTAGCCGAGCGCCGACGGCTTCATCTCGATGACGGCGAGGCACTCGCCGTCGACGTAGTCGGTCTGGTCGGCGAGCATGAAGAGCTGCGAGAAGGTGCGCAGCCGGCGCGCGTCGGCCGCGAAGTCGACGCCCTCGGCGTAGGCCTCCCAGAGCCGCGTGACGTGATCCTGCCACTCGGCGGCCGCCTCGATGTCGGAAAGGCCGAGCGTGCGCCAGTCGATGGCGAGCGCGAGCTTGAGGCCCGAGCCCGAGACCGCGTCGCGGTTCATGCGGACCGCGTTCTTGGCGATCGGGTTGTTGCGTACGAGGTCGCGGGCGCGCGCGCGCACCATCCTGGCATCGCGCAGCACCGAGACGTCGGCCGAGGCGAGCGGCGGCCGCCAGAGCGCGATCTCGCCGCCGCCGCCGGTCGCAGCATCGCGATAGCTCGTCTGCTCGGCGAGTGCTTGGACGGCGTTCTCGTAGGCCGCGGAGAAGGGATCGCGCGGCAGGGCGACGAGCGAGCGGGAAGGCATGGAGGTCCTTTGCGTGGGGCCGCGCGGGCGGCGTCCGGCGCGCCGGCCGGCTTGGCGGCGCCGTCAGAGCATGCGGAACGTGGCCGGCGGCCCGCGCTCGGCGTCATGGCCGGCCGAGAGGTCCGGATAGCCGGCCTCGCGGCCGCACGCGCGCCAGAAGGTTCGGTAGAGCGCGAGGAGTTGCGGCAGCTGCCCCGGCGCATAGGAGACCTGGCGCTCGCCGAACGAGATCGAGGTCACCTGCTCGCCGGTGTTGAGCGCGATGATGGCGGCATAGAGCTTCTGAAGCTCGCTCTGGCAGTCGGGGGCGGGCATGGGTGTGCCATCTCTTTGAGCGTTGTGTCTTGTGAGACGCGGGAAGAGCCGCCGCCTTCGTCCGCGATCCCCGACGACGGCCTGGATGTCGCGGCCGAGATTTGATTGCGGGCCATCCCCTACCGCGACGGCGTCTGGTAGCCCGAGACGCGCACGATGCGGCCGTTCTGGCGCCGCGTGTAGTCCTCGGTCATGCCGTCGCTTTCGACCTCGGCCGCGGCCGTGCGCGCCGAGCCCTGGTTCAAGGTCGTGGTCGTGCCCATCTCGCCCGCGACGCGATTGCCCGCCGCGCGCGCGACGGCGAGCCGCTCGGCCGCGCCGGCGGGCACCGGCGCGATGTCCGGCGTGCCGGACAGCCGGCCGACCGCCGCCACGGCCAGGGAGAAGCCGCCGCCGGTCAGGCTGTCGAGCACGCCCGTCGCCGCCCCCTTGAGCCCGTCCTGCTGGAAGCCCTGGAGGCCCTGGTAGGCGGCAAGCCCCACGGTCACGGGCACGAGCGCCTTGCTGAGCGTCGAGGCGGCGGCGCGCGCCGCCGGATTGGCGAGGATCTGCGCCGCCGTGACGCTCGCGTAGGTCGAAAGCCCGACCTCGGCGGCCTTCATGAGGCCCGAGGCGGGGGCCGCGGGGGCCGCGGGCGCTTGGGTTTCGTTCGCGCCGGTGCGCAGCGCCTCCTTCTGCCGGGCGACGCTCAGGAAGGCGGCGGCCGCCGGCGCCTGCCAGGCGTTGCGCGCGCGATTGCCCGCCGCCAGCGCGCCCTCGCCCTCATCGGGGTCGCCGAAGGCGTCGTGAAAGACCCTCTGGGCCTCGGGATTGACGTTGCGCGCGATGAGCTCCGGGACGGAGGGCGCCGCGGGCGCCGCCGCCCTCTCATCGGCCTTGGCGCTGCCGCCGAAGAGATTGACGGCATGCGCCGCGCCCGCCGCCACGGCGAGCGCGCCGGCGCGGCCGACGAGCCGGCCGCCCGTGCGGCTCACCCGCTCGACTGCCTCACCGGCCTTCATGAGGCCGAGGCCGGCGCCGGCGAGCAGCCCGCCCTCGCCGAGCCGGGTCAGCGTATCCTTGCGGTTGCGGTCGGCCATGGGCATCACCTCTGGAAGACGTCGGCGAGATCGGCGAGCGAGCGCACGGCGACCTCGCCGAGGAGCTGGCGCCGGCGCGCCTCGTAGTCGATCGAGAGCGCGTAGCGCGCCGCCATCGCGCCGACGAAGGTGTCGAGCGCCTCGTTGCGCCGGCCCGCCACCGGCACCCATCGGCGCTTGGGCCAGCCGCCGACGAACTCGACCTTGAGCCGCTCGGAGCCGACCAGCTGCTCGAAGTAGTCGGGCTCGAGATGGCGGGGAAAGTGCACCCGGTAGTGCGAGCCGGGGATGTCGGGATCGGGCTTAGCCGCGAGCTCCTGGAAGAGCAGCGTCTTGCCGTCGTCGACGCCGACGAGATGAAGTTTCGCCCCGAACTTGAAGCGCTCGTCCGACTGGCGGATGATCGGCTTGCCTTCGCCCGCGACGCCGCGCACCGCGTAATAGGGCTTGAAGGCGGCTTTCGCCTCGCGCACGAACTCGAGCACGAGCTGCTGCTGGTAGCCGGCGTCGATCGCGACCGCCTCGAGATAGAGCGTGTGCCCGGTCGGATGGCGGAACGTGCGGGTGAGCAGCTGCGCCTCCATCGCGCGCCAGTTCTGCACGACCGAGGTGTCGGCGTAATGGCGCGCGTAGTCGAGCACCCACTTCACGTCTTCGGCACCCCAGCCGAGATATTGCGCCTCCCAGCGGTCGTGCTGCACGTCGACGTGCGCCGTGATGAGCAGCACCCCGTCGGGCACCGTGTAGGAGCCGTCGGCCTGGGGCCCGTAGTCCTCGCGGCGCTGATAGAGCTCTTCGGGCGTCGTCCTCGGTCCCTTGGTCGGATTGTAGGTGCGCCCGAGCTTCAGGTTGATGAAGGTCTGCTCCTCGGCGGGCTTGCCTTCGACCTCTTCCCATTCGGCGGCGAGCTCGGCCATGGTTACCCAGGGCGAATAGATCGCCCAGCAATAGAAGCCGGCGATGCCGTTGAACTGCGCGCGCGGGCGCCAGTGGCCGTGACGGACCGCGAGCTGCACCTGCCGCTGATCCCAGGCCGCGTCGCACTCCGGGCAGTGATAGCGCGCCGTGGCGGGATCGCCGCGCGTCCAGCGCACCTGCTCCCATTCGAGCGCCTGGAAGGCACCGCAGGCGTGGCAGGGCACCTCGAAGTGGCGCTGATCGGAGCGGCGGAACCAGTCCTCGATGTGGCTGAAGCCCTCGAGCGTCGGCGTCGAGGCGAGGATCTTCTTGCGGTTCCAGAAATTCTGCGCGCGCTGAAACCCCTGCTTGATCGGATCGCCGTCGGCGCCGATGTTGGCCTTGTACTTGTCGATCTCGTCGAACATGACGATCCGGCGCGGCCTGGACGCGAGCGAGGCCGGCGAGTTGGCGCCGGCGAAGACGACGTCGCCGCCGGGATAGGCCTTCTCGAGGATCGTGTTGGCCGAGGTGCGCGCCTGCCGGCCGATGCGCTCGGCGAGCGCCGGGGTTGCCTCGCACGTCGGCACGAAGCGCTTCGTTGAGAAGCTCTCGGCGAGCTCGAGCGTCGGCAGCACCAGCATCTGCGGCGCCGGGTCCTGGTCGATGTAGTAGCCGAGCGCGTTGATGAGGACTTCCGTCTTGCCGACCTGGCTCGACATCTTGAGCACGACGATCTCGATGTCGGGGTCGGCGGGCGCGTCCATGGGCTCGCGCAGGTAGGGCGTGCGGTCGGTGCGCCAGCGTCCGGGCTCGGGGCCGGTGCCGCGCGCGATCTGGCGCTTGGCGTCGGCCCACTGCGAAATCGTCTGGCGCGGCGGCAGCTCGAGGCCCATGTGCCAGCCGCTCGGCGCCCCGCCGCCGGCGGCGGCCGTGATTTTCGTCACGCTCCGGGGGGTCATGGGATGGGCGTCGTCTCGGCGATCTGGGCCGCGTCCTCTTGCAGTTCCCGGATCAGCGCCTCGCATTCATCGACGATGACGGTCATGGCCTCTGCGGGAACGAAGTTGGCGATGCGGGCGGGCAGGCCAAGGATGCGGTCGCGCAGCTTGCGCGCGATCTCGAACTCGCGGGCGCGCACCTCATCGCGCAGGATGTAGAGGCCGGCCCTGATCTTGTAGTCGAGCTCGGCGCGGTCGGCATGCGCGAGCTCCTTGCGGGTGCGGGCCTCGGCGAAGCTCACGACCGGGCCCTGGCCGGAGCCGGCGGCGAGCTCGCCGGTGCGGCCGGCATCGTAGGCGGCCCGTCGGCCGGCATCGAGGCTCGCCTGATACTGGGCCTTGGCCTTCTCGAGATCGATGCCGGCGGGCGTCTCGTCGATGCGGCCCTCGCGGATCAGCTTCTCGAGCCGCTGGCGGCTGATGCCGAGGGCCTCGGCGACCTTCCGCCGGCTGACGAAGGTCTTGCGCGCGTCACTCATATGCCTGCACAACGACTCGTCTTTTTGAAGTTTTCAACACCTTGACTTGCAACGCATTTTCCACAGCCGACTCTACTCAAATTCGGCGCGCAGCGTCGGCCGCGGCGGCCGCGCCGGCGGAGAGGGACCCGCAGAAATGGGCGGGCGCGAACTCTTGGGTCAGCGGGCCCTGGCGATCTCGACCGCCATCAGGCGCGCCGCCTCGCGGGCGACGACGGCGCCGGCTGCCGACACCTTGGCCTGGACCTCGGCCTGATGCCGCTCGACCTCCCGGGCGAGGTTCGGTCCCCAGATCGGCATGACTTTCTTGCGTGATTTGTCGGTTGGCTTGACCCGTCGAAAGACGGGCTTGCGTCCGGGCAACATGAAGGTCCGCACGGCCAACTGAGGCTTGTTCCAGGCCGCATGGGTCGCGCCAGGGTTACGGCGGCTCCAGGACGCACCGTAATACTCGCGTGTAATCGTGGTGTGACCGCTCTGGACACTGAGCACACCGACCAGAAACTCCGGCTTGGCCGGCAAAATCTTGAAGCTCTGGTGAATCTTCCGCTGCGCCTTGAGGCCGGTCCATTGCGACACGTCGCGCCTGAGCCCCGTGCGCAGCGTCATGAGACCGTGGTTGATGGCTCGCGAGATCACGAGCCGGCCCTTGGTGAGCCGCGTATAGATGCCGATGAAGCCCTTGGCGAGCCGCTCCATGTCGGTGAGATCGACGACGATGCCGGGCGCATCATAAGCATACGCCGCCTTGCGCGGATGACGGTCAGACGCGAACGTCATGCCGCCCGCACCATACGCCAGCAGGCGATCTCGGTGCAGCCGGCGCGCCTGCGCCATCGTCACGTCGGCATAGACGATTTTGTCGGGCCGGAGATCAAAGCCGAACGATCCTGGCCCCTGCCCAGGACCACCTGACACGCCGAAAGCGCCGCGGTAGCCCTTCGCGGTCGTCGCAGACATGGCGACGGCACGCTCGCGGCTGATGGCGACGCGATACCGGCTGCGGCCGTCGAAGGAGCGTCTCGGAGACGATCTCCGTTCGCCGTCGTCCGCCATCACGTCCCCCTGGCGGCGCGGCGGGCGAGCGCGCGCGCCCGGGCGATGGCGTAGGCCCGCGCGGCCTCGAGGTCTTCCGCCACCGAGCGCGTGGCGCGTTCGAGCTCGGCCTTGGCGTCGCCGCCGCGGCCTTCGGCAATGGCGATGGCGGCGGCGATGAGCGCTGCGCGCCGTTCGGCGCACTGACAGGGCATGATGCTGGCTCGGGTTGTGGCGGATGGCGGCTCCGCTTCTGGGTCGCCGGAGCGGATCACCGAAATGAAAACGCCCGGGCGGTCGAACCGTCCCGGGCGCAACTCCCGCAAGAGTAGCGATTCGATAGCGCATTTCACCGATTCTGCCAACGCCCAAGCGCGTACCAAGCCGCGATCTCAGACGTGTGAGTCTCTGGCGCAACACTTGGGCCGCGCGGGCGCCGCCGGCGACGGGCGCAGACTCGACCGTCAAACCATGCGGCAGCCGAAGACGGGCAGACTCAATCCTGCCGGAACAGTCCGTTCGCGCAGCCCGACCACGACCGTCGCCAAACCGTCTCGCCGATGACGCCGGCGATGCCCGAGCCCGCGAACACGGCGAGAATGACCCAGGGCGCATGGGGCCCGTGCAGCCAGGCCGCCGCGCCGATGCCGGTTGCATATGAGGCGGTCAGGACCGCCTGCCCGACGAGGAGCCCCCAGAGCAAGAACGCGCGCGTGTGCAGCCACGCGGAAACTGCCCGTTCCCTCGACCTCTGTCCGCTCATGCGACCCTCCATCGTGCCCCGTGCGTCAAGATTTTCCTCACACGACCTCTGGTCATGGTCAAAATTCCGTTCCAAGATAAAACGCCACTTGGTCAACAAGTGACAACTGCCGGAATGCGCTTGCTGATTGTTGGTTCCGCGCGAGCGGGACCGCACTGCCCTGCCGCCCGGTTTGGTGTGTACATGCGTTTTGGTGGGTGGGCATGTCAGCCATCGATAAGCACATCGGCCGGCGGTTGTCGGAACGCTGCGCGGAGCTTGGCCTCACGCTTGAGGAGCTGGCGGCGCAGATCCAGGTGAGCCGCGTGGAGCTCGCCGGCATTATGCAGGGCCGTCGCCGCGCCGGGGCGGATTTTCTCCTGCGCGCCTGCGCCGCTCTCGAAGTGGGACCGCGCTACTTTTTTGCCGGTCTCGAGCTCGACGAGACGGAGAAGGCCGATCTGAGCAACGTCGTCGATCTGGCACGCATCCTGCGCAGCCGCGGCAGGCGTCGCCGGTAGCGACCTGCGGCATGCACATATAGAAGACGCGCCATGCTGCAATTTGCAGTGGAAACTGGCGCCTCATTTCCCTCGAATCAACCACTCGTCAGCATCCTCCTCGGTGTCGCCAACGCCAACGGGAGGTCTGCCATGACCGAAGCCGAGACACAAAGCGCGTCCGCGTCCCCAGAGCACCTCGAGAACCCAGAGTTCATATCTTCGATCGACATCCGGCACGGGCCGCGCGAACTGCTCGTGCCCTACTTCCTCGATCTCGACGCCGACCTCTTCCGGCGCGGCGTGCGGGTCGAGCTCGCGCCGGCGAGCGCGCTCCTGGCTGTCAATGAAGCGAACCGCGACAGCTGGCTGCCGCTTTTTCCGGCCTTCCGCACCGAGTATTGCCCCGACCTCGACCAGCATGCGTTTGCGCTTTTGGGCCGCGACGCGGACGGCACGGTGATCGCGACGCAGGCGGTGCGCCGCTACGATTTCACCGGCACGAGCTTCAAGGCGGAAATCGAGTCGCTGCGCCTGCTTTACGGCGATCGCATTCCGCCGGCCCAGCGCGGTGAGCGCTGGATGGCCATGGCGCCAACAGCAAGCTTCTTCACCGGGGTCCATGGCTTTACCGGTGCCGTCTGGTACCACCCGCGCGCCCGCGGCCGCGGCATCGCTGGTAGGTTGCCGCCGCTCGGCCGCGCCGTGGCCCTGGCGCTGTGGGGCATCGACGGCACCATCACGCTGATGTCGCAGAAGAACATCGACGCCCGGCTGCACCTGCGGTCCGGCCAGCGCAACTTCGAGCCCGGCATCCATGCCCGGGGCAGCACCCACGGCGACGTCGACTACACGCTTTGCTGGATGAGCCGCAGCGACATCCTGACCGCGATCGCCGAGCGGCTAGCGGCCAAGCCGGATCGCGCCCACGTTGGGGCGCGTGACGCCAAGGAGGCGCGTGGCGGATAAGGGCACGATCAGCCGCTGGTAGGAGAGGAACGCGCGCCCCCGGGCCGTCTCGGTGACGGCGTCGACCTGATAGAGGCTCGGGGCGCCGCGCCGCGCGACGTCAAGGTAGTCCTCGGCCACCGTCCGCCAGTAGGTGGTATCGCGCAGTGCAATCAATGGCTTGCCGAGCGGTGTCACTTCATCCTCGAAGACGTTATAGCCCGGGCCGACGACTGCGATCCTGAAGTCGGACTTGCCGAGGCGATCGAGCACGATGAAGCGGCCGTCGAAGATCGCGTCGAGCCGTGCCGTGAGTTCGGTGAGCGCGCCGTTGGCGGCGAAGGCCATGGCCATGCGCGCGGCGAGATCGAAGGCCGGGTCGGCCTCGAGCGCCGGGTTTGGCAAGCGCTTGCTGAAGACGCGTCGCGGTCCGCTGTTTGCGTCCTCGGAAAACCATGGACCCAGGAAGTCGAGGACGGCCCAGCCGTTCGAGAATGCTCTCTCGAGGAACCGGTCGCCGAAATAGACGTTAAGGGTGTAGCGCGCCTCCGCCCGGTCGCCGAGCCAGTAGAGCAGTTCGAACGCCACCTTGGGGGGCACCTTGTCGGGCGCCAGCGTGACCTGCCAAGCGTCCGGCCCGCCCTCGAGACAAACGCAACCGAGGTTGCAACAGAGGAAGTCCGTCAGCTGCGGCTCATCAAGACGCGAACGTTCGCGCAAGGCCGCCCATTCGCCAGCTGCCAGTCCCAAGAACGTTCGCACGCGCTCAATCAGCCCCGCCCGGGGCTCCCCGCTGCACTCTCCCTGGCGACGTGGGGAACAGCCTTTCGTTCCGCTCGCGCTGCCGGGAAGTCGCCGACTTTGCCCTCTCGGCCGCGACACCGGTCTCAATGACCAGAAGCGGCCATCACTAGTTCGTAGGTCAGACAACTTATCCCCGTCCGCGTGCCACATGCTACCAAAAAGGTCACATCGATGTGGATGATCGACGGAGGCAATCGATGCGAAGCGCAGACGAGGTGCTTGCCGATGGCGTGGCGGTGGCGCTTTTGCCGGAAGATCAGCGCTCAGCGCTTAATCGCGCCGAGCTAGAGGCGCGCGTGGAGGAGCTGCGCGGCATTCGCGACCTTGCGGCATACCTCCTCGGCGTGTGCGGCATGGCGCTTGGCGAGGGCAGGGCGCTCTATGAGCGTGGCGCAACCAACGTGTCGGACATGCCGGAGAGGCTCGGCCTCCTCGCGGCGCGCGCCTCGCCGACGCGGCACTGAGGCGAGCCTTGAGGTCGTGTCACAGTTTGAGATCTGACGCTGTTGACCTGGCTCTGCCGGGTGCCAAGTCCCATGCTATGCTTAACTCAAAGCACCAACTCAGATCATGCCAGCAGGACCGAACGGCGAGAAACGACCTGCCGGTGTCATCGGCAACACTGTCACAGCCATGAGAGTCGCGGCCGGAGAGGAAGTAGGCAAGACTGACGACGGCAAGCCCGTCATCACCACCAGCACAATCGAAGACTATTTCAACATCTTCAAGCGAGGCATGACGGGCGTTGTCGGGAAGCGCCTCACATATCGGGGAACTGACGAGAGCCAGGAGGGCGGCACATGACCACCCTCAAGAGCATCATTCGAGGTGCAAAGACAAACCTTGATGTGGGAAAGTGGGTGCGCGGTCACATTCCTCGCAATGTGTTCCCAATGTCGAGGGTCAAGGACAAGCGCTACAAATATGGCCCTGAGTACGCGTGGCGCGTGGTCAAGTTCGAGGCCGAGGGGCATCAGTGCCGGATTCTGATCCTTTTGAACGAAGATAAGGAAATTCTACGCGCCCGCCTTGGCGTTGAAGTCAACGGCGACATGGTCGTTTTGTCTGATTTTGAGTTCCACGCGAGCGAACCAGGTTGGCACTGCCACGTCGCGCTAAAGCCGATATCGCAACTGGGATCTGGTGCCGCCAGACACAACGCCAAGAAGTGGCCGAAAGCCTCGTCGCGAAACGAATTTGGCGTCGATGCGGCGAGCGCGTTGAGCGTAGTGGCAAAGTACTATAACTTCCAAGCTCAAGGTGAGCTGATATGAAGTTGAACGAACTCTGCGAGGCACTTTGCTCCGGCTTGGCGCTGCGCGAAGTCAAGATCGGATATGCGGTTAAGACCCCGTTCAGGTTGCCGGACGGTGACTCTATCGGGCTCTACATCCGCCGTGATGACGCGAACCCTCAACTGCTGCGGCTTGAGGACGATGGCGGCACAATTGCTGCTCTTGAGGAGGATGGCGTGTCGTTCGCGACCGAGTCGCGATCTGACGCGCTTGCCGACCTTCTAAAGCAGTACGACGCGCACTACGACGACGCGGCGAGCGTGATTTACACTGACTATGTTGATGAGAGTCGGGTTCCGGCGAACTTCGTGAAGTTCATGGCGTTGATGCTGCGTCTACAGGACTTGCGAATGCTTGCGCAAGAGCGAGTTCGCGAAGTCTTTAAGGATGACGTGCGCGAGCTGGTAGAGCAGCATTTTAAAGGACGCGTCGACATTCGTGAGGACGCGAACCCGAACGAGACGCTCAAGGACTACGTCGCGGACTTTGTTCTGAAATCGGAGTCTGGAGCAACCCTTGCGCTATTCGCAGCGTCCTCCGAGACGAAAGCGCTTGAATCTCTACTGCTTTGGCAGGAGCTGCGGAATCGCGGGGTGGAAGATGTTCGCAGCATGGCGCTGTTCGACGGTCCAAAACCGCAGCGCATCAAGGCGCGGACAATGTCGCGCCTCATGAACAGCGAAGTTGTTCTGGGAACGCTGGAGGGTGACCGATGGGAATTGGCTCAGAAGATCGGAAAGACAATAAAGGTGATGCCGCTGAAAGCCGCGATCAACTAAAGCCTCTCAGGGATGCGGAGACGTTCGGCGAATGCGGCTACGGAAGAAGGAGACTGGTGCGCCCCGGCCCGATCCTGCCGAGTGGCGAAGATGCTCCCATCCCTTGGGGAGCCGCCCGTCTCGGGAGCCGTGCTGAACACAGCTTCGGGTTGTTCCGGTGCTTCGCACCCGCAATAAAAGCACTCCCATAGAGCGAATCGAGACTCAAGCCTTATTCGGCTTCTTGCTGTGGACCAGCAACGAAGCATCCCTGCAGCGCGGACGCTCAATCCCCACCTCACCCCCACCCCGCCGCGTGGCGGGCGGCCGCGCGCCAGTCGGCCTCCGAGTGCAATTCAACGCGCGCCATTCCGGCGGCGGCGGCAATGGTGGCGGCGGCGGCGCCGACCGACATGGCGACGCACGAGCCTTTGAGCAGCTGGTTGCGGCCGCGCGCCAGCTCGAGCGCCTGGCGCACGACGCGCTCGGCAAGGAGCCTGTCCGCCGCGAACACGACGTGACGCGGCGCGACGGTCTCGGGGTGCATGGTCTGCATCTGCTTGACCATCGCCGCGACGTCGGTCGTCACGCCGATGCGCAGCCACGCGCCCGCCTCGTAGCCGAGCACGACGATCGCCGCCCAGCCGAGCCGGGCCGCGCCTTGCCGCAGCGCGCGATCCATGCGCGCCGGCGCGTCCCCCCGGCTCTCGGGAGCGGAGTCGACGCCGTCATCCCCGGTTGGCGATGACGAGCGCCCGGTCGATGGCCTCGGCATAGCGCAGTCGTGCCCACTCATCGCTTTGTGCCCCCTTTTCCCAGCGCAGCTCCTCGCCGATCGCCCGGAACGAGCGACCCATGGCGCGCATCCGGACGAGCCGCCGGTCGAACGGCTCGAGCCGGGCGAACCAGGCCATGGCGACGAGGTAGTCGGAAACGTCCTCCGGAAACGGCCGCCACCTGAGACTGATCTCGGGCGGCCAGTCGCCGGGCGCATAGCCGGTCTCGGGCCAGTTGGTGCGCACGGCGAGCTTCAGCCGGTCGGTGTCGGGCAGCGCCCGGTCGGTCTTGAGCGCGCGCAGGAGGCGCGCCTCGCACTCGGCGCGCGCGATCGCGCCCGGCGGGTTGTAGGGGATCGCCTCGGGGAGCGGCGGCCTGGCGGCGGGCGCGTGCTCGCGCGCGGGCCTCGGCCGGATGAGCGGCGGCGGCTCGGGCTGGACGACCGCCGGGTGCGGCAGGGGCCCCCAGGCGAGGGGGTCGAACGGCTGCCAGAGGTCGGGCTTGGCGTAGGATTTCACGCGCTCGAGACCGCGGCCGTCCGGCGTCAGCACGGCGACCGCTTGGCCCTTGCGGGTGACGCGCACGACGCCCTTGACGATGCGGCCGGCGACGGCGCGCAGCCAGACGAGCTCGTCCTCGCGGTCGAGATCGGCGAGCCGGTACCAGGGAGCCGCGAGATCGGGCGCCGCCTCGCTCATGTTTGTGGCGCCTCCGGATGCCCACCTCGCATCCGGCGCGGTTGCGGCGCCTCCGGATGGCGGTCTTCGATGGCGCGCGCCGCGATCAGCGCATACTCCGGATGCCGGAGCGCCGGCGGCAGCCACCCATGCTGCCGCGCGAGCTCGGCGGCGCGCGTGGCGAGTGCGGCTTTCTTTGCGAACGCCGCGCCGCCGGCGATGTGCGCGTCCGAGACACCGGCGGCCTCCATCTCGGCGAGCGCCGCGATCGCGACGGATTTGGGCGCCCGCTGGAAATAATCCGCCGCGTTGAAGCGCTGGCGCACCGCCGCAAGGTAGGTGGCGCCAGGCAGCGCATCGCGCAGCGTATCGATCGCGTCGCGACGCGGTGCGACGAGCACCTGACAGACGCGAGGCAGTTCTGGCACCATGCTGAGCGCCTGTGCGACGCGCCTGGCGAGCGTCGCGACGAGCCGCTCGACGTCGGCGCCGTCCTGGGTGGCGAGCGCCGACGCGAACGAGTGGGTGCGCTGATGCCTGTCGCTGACGGCGGCATGTCCGTGATCGGTGATCTGGATCGGTCCGCGGGCGTCGGGTGCCGCGAGCAGCGTGGCGACGAGCGCGCGAAGCGCGACGTCGGGATGAGCCTCGAGCGTGTCCGCGGCGGCGAGCGTCAGCGTCTCGTGGATCGAGGCTGAAAGCGCCTGGCTTATGGCGTACGGATCGTCGGCCGTCGCCGCGGCGGCCGCGTGGCAGGCATCGTCATCATCCTGCTCATCGGGCTTGGCCTCGGTGCCGGCTGCGGCCTCCGCGATCGCCTCCTCGAGATCGCGCTGTCCGTCGTCAGGCGCCGGCCGGACGAGGCCAGTCACGATATCGAGAGTGCCATTGTCGTCGATCCCGACGAGGCAGCCGGCGCGCCGGCGCTCGTCATCCGAATACTCCTCCGGCGGCGTGGTCGTGCTGCCGTCCTCGCCGCGCACGTGATCGCACATCCATTGGCTGAACGAGGCGTCCTCGCTGAGTTCGGCCCAGGCCCATCCGGCCGCACGCAGCCGATCGCAGTCCGCGGCGAGCCGTTCGCGCGCGAGCTTGTGCAATAGCGTCACGTCTTCGACGTAGCGGTGGTCCTCGAACAGATCGTCGCTGATACGTCCGCCGGCGGCGCGATATGCCGCCTCGCCGACAAACGCGAGCTCAGCGGATTGGTCGGCGCGGACGCGTTCGGTTGCGAGCTCACGCCGCACCGACCACTCGGTCAGCATGCGCTGCTGCGAGAGACGGCGCAGCGTTTCCGCCTGCACGGCGTGGTCTGGATTGAGCGCGAACGCTTGCGCGATGCGGGCGTCGATCTTCCCCTCGCGCCATGCCGCGCGCACCTCCGGCGCCAGGCGGCCCAGCGCCAGCTGCTGCCGGACAGTGCGTCCCGACAGGCCGAACCGCGCCGCGAGCTCGTCCTCCGTGACGCCCTGCGCGGAGATCCGGCTCATCACCTCGTACTGATCGACTGGGTGCATCGGTAGGCGCACCGTGTTGGCGATGAGGCTCGTCTCGAGCGCGGCGGTCTCGTCCTCGGTGCGCACGATGACCGGCACCGGGTGGTCGCGCGGGATGGTCTTGGCCTTCGCCAGGCGCTGCAACGCCTGCCAGCGCCGGCGGCCGTCGATCACTTCATAGCGTTCCTTGCCGCGCGCCGCGCCGGCATCTGCGAGCCGCACGACGAGCGGGCTGATGAGCCCCTTCGCCTTGATCGACGCCGCGAGCTCGTCGAGGCGATCGCTGGTGAGCCGCCGCGCGTTGATCGCGTCCTGGGTCGTGATTTGTGAGAGCTTGGCATAAGCCTGGATCATTGTCCCCTCTCCGCCAGCGATGAACCACCTGCCCCGGCAAGCGTGACGGGCGCCTGCCGGCGCGCGCCCGGCGGATTGCGCAGGCCTTCGCGCCGGAGCATCACCGCGACGGCGTCGGCCGGCACCTTGAGGAAGCGCGCGATCGCCGGCACGCCGTAGCCCGCGCGGGCCATGCGCCGGATCTCGGCGGCCGTCGCCTCGGGAAAGACGACCCTGAGCGGTCGCCGGCGCGGGACAGGAGCGGGCGTCGTCATGGCCGCGCCTCCATGCCGAGATGCACCTTGAGGCCGCGGGCTCTGAGACCCTCGGCGATCACCTTGAGCTTGGCGGTCTCGGGATCGGCGTCGGTTCCAATGAGGCCCAGGATCTGCCGGTAGCGGTCGACCAGCGCCTCGCCGGCGAGATGCGCCTGAAGCTTTTCGGGATCGCGCAGCTCCTTGAGGACGAGCCGCATCGCCTTGGCGTCGAGGCCCGCCTCCTTGGCCGCCGCCCACAGATCGGCGGCCTTGTCCTTCAGGACGCCGATCTCGTCCTCGAGGGCGACGATCTGGCCCAGGATTTCGGGCAGCGCCTTCTCGGGTGACGTCGTCATGGGGCAGCCTCCGCATCCGGCTCGCCGCACTCGGCGAGCATCTCCGCGCCGAAGTCGGCGTCCTCGTGCGCCGCCTCGGGCGATTGCCCGGCGGGCGCCTCGGGCGGCACCGCGGCGAGCCCGAGGGCCTCGGGATCGACGCCCGCGGGCAGCCAGAAGGCCATCGGCAGGCCGTTGACGAGGATGGCGCCGGCGGGCGGCCCGGCAAGGCCCGCGCGCGGCGTCATGGGCCGGCCTCCGCATCGCTTGTTTCCTCTTCGTCGGCGTAGCGCTCGGGGAGGAGTGCTGCGGCGAGGAACTGGTCGCCTGAGTCCTGGTCCTCGAGCACGGCGTCGCCCTCGAGGATCGGCAGGCCGGTCGCGGCGCAGAGCACGAGCGCGCCGTCCTCGTCGTGGAGCGTGTCCTCGGGCCAGGCGATCCCGCCGAGCGCCGCGAGCGCCTTATCGCGCTCGGCCCGCAAGGGCGCGAGCTCGGCCTCGCGGGCGGCGATCGCCTGCTGCCGCGCCTCGCTCGCCGTCAGGAACGCCCGGGTGGCCTGCTCCACCGCGTCGCGGTGGCGGTCGAACACCTCCGCCGCGGCCGCCTCGTAGCGGTCCTCGATGTCGCGCTCGGGACTGGCGAGCGCCAGGATCTTCTGCCGGAGCGCCATGCGCCCCACGCGGCTCGTGTCAAATCGCATGTCCTCGTCTCCTTCCTGCGATTCCTCGACTCACCGCATCGGCTCGAGCGCCTTGCGGCAGGGCCGCGCCACGATCTCGCAGCGCGTGCGCCAGACGTCGCCGCCCGAGAGCGCCTCGACGGCGCGCCCGGCGGCGGTCTCATTGGTCTCGGCGCGGGCACAGCGGTGGCGGGCGTCGCGGGCCTGACGGATGTCGGTGTAGAGCTCGCCCCAGTCGTGCCGGGCGAGCGCCTGCCAGTGGCGGATGGCGCTCTCCAAGGCGGCGGCTTCCGTCGCATGCGGCGTGCCGACGGCGCGCTGCGGGGCGAGGCAGTGGGCGTCGCCGGCCGCGACCGGCGCGACCTTGACCCAGGCCTGGACGCGCGGCGCCTCCCGGAAATGCCGGCGCACCGTCGGGCGCGCGATCGGCCGCTCGGCCACGTGACTCCGCGGGCCCGCCCAGGTCGCCGGATCGGCGTAGACGTTGTCGCCCGCGCCCGCCGGCCCGGCGAACGCGAGGAGGACGGCGAAGAGGGCCGGGGGATGCCAGACGCGGCTGCAAGTCATTGGGTCGCCTCCTCTTTGGACGCGTCGAACTTGCCCGCCTCGTCGCCGAAGGCGTCCCAGCCGGGCCGCGCGGCGCGCGCGAAGAGCTCGAGGCGGCGCGCGCCGGGCAGGAGCGCCTCGGCGGCGTGATAGGCGGCCTCGGGCTTCCTCGAATGCTGGCGGAGAGCGCCCATCACCACCGACCGCACGCCGCGCGCGAGCTTCGGTGAGCCCCGGATGCCGATGAGGAACGGCTCGTGCGCGTTCCGGAGGACGTAGCCCGTGCCGAAGGCGAGCTTGCCGCCCGAGGTCTCCTTGACCCACACGCCCGAGGTCGAGAAGCGGAAGCCCCAGCGCGCCACGATCTCGATCTGCATCGCGATCCCCGGCGCGGTTCCCCACAGCCACAGCACGCAGTCGGGCGCGGCGAGCTCGGCGACGGGCAGCGCTGCGATCTCCGCCAGGCTCATCGTCCGGTAGTGCGCGGCCGGGCTTTTCCGGTAGGCCGGCGGCGGCCGCTCGCCGGGCGCGAGCGGCGACCAGAGCTCGAACGGCCAGGGCGGATCGGCCATGATGAGGTCGTAGGCCGACGGCGCGAGGCGGCCCCACGGCCAGTCGGCCCGGAGCGCGGGCCCGTCGAAGAGCATCGGTTGGCTTAGGGACCGGGGCATGGTCTCCTCCGTCAGGGTCTGAGCACGATCGCGCCGTCGCGGCCGACGTAGCCTTGCGGCGTCTCCCACTTGCGGCCGATGCCCGGATCGAGCGGCCGCGGGCCAGACCAGGCGGCCGGTACGGACGCCGGGGCCGCCGGCACGGGCGCCGGGACCGGCCGCGCGGCCTCACGCCGCCGGACGACCGGCGGCGGGCGGCGCAGGATGGCGCGCGCCCGCTCGGCGAGCGCGCCGATGCGGGCGATGCGGTCTGAGGCCCAGCGCCCGCGGTCGATGGCCTGGAGGGCGTGCAGCACCGTCGTGTGATCGCGCCCGAGCACGCGGCCGATCTGCGGCAGCGAGAACTGCGCCTCGCGCGCGATCAGCACCACCGCCGCCCGCATCTCGACGAGCTCGGCCGAGCGCAAGCGCGAGGCGATCAGCCATTGCTCGGCCTCGGCGGCCTCGGCCACCGCCGCCAGGATGCGCCGGACCGTGATGCGCGGACTCATGGGCCCTCCTCCCCGGTCGCGTCGGGCCAGCGGCTCGCCTCGACGAGCGTCCGCTGGCCGAGGTCGGCGGCCTGCGCCTCGTCGGCGCGGCCCGCGCGGCGCCAGGCGGCGAGCCAGGCGGCGTGCTCGGGCGTGCCCCAGGGGATCGACCAGTTGCCGAGCGGCAGCTGGGTCACGGTCTCGCTCGCGGGCGGCCAGCGGGCGGGGAGCTCCCAGGGCCCGGCGCCCGCCATCAGCAGCGCCCCGTCGGGATCGGCGAACCGCAGGTGCTGGAGCCAGGCCGCCCACTCGGGCGTCCGCCGCTCGATCACGACCCGGGTCATGGGCCGGCCTCCGCGCTTTGGGCCGGCCGCGCGGCCTTGGCGAGCTCGCGCGCCACCTCGCCGTAGGCGCCCGTCACGTGCTCCTCGATCGCGCGCACGACGCCGTTCGCCCGGGCGAAGTCGCGCCAGGCCCAGTAGGCGCGGTTGAGCGCGTCCTTGCTCTGGGCGGCCCGCATTTGGGCGAGCGCCGACGCCGTGACGGCGGCGATCTCGCGGGCGCGGGCTTCGGGGTCGGTCTGGCTGAGGGTGGTCATCGGCGGTAACTCCGGGCGAGGAAGGCCTTGAGCTCGGGCGAGGCGCGGACGGGCCGGGCGATAGGCGGCGGATCGGGACCGTGGCCGGCGCCGCAGCGGGCGCGGGCGGCGGGCGAGAGGCCGGCGTAGAGCTGGGCCGCCACGGCCTGGAACAGGGCGACGGGTTCGCGGGCGCGCCGGACAGCCGGCAGGCCGGCCTGCCAGGCGCGGAAGGCGGCGACGAGGGGGCCCGCGTCGGCGATGCCGAGCGTCTCGGCGACCCTGAGCCGGACGCGGGCCGGAATCTCGGGCGCGTCCCCCGCGACGGGCGGAACATCAAGCTCGGACTCGACCTCGGGCGGCAGGGTCGCAAGCGCCAGGTCTGACGGTTCGTCCCACTCCGGACCCGCCAGGGCGGCGGCGGGTGGCGACCTGCCTCGTGCCGGAGCGCGGGACGGCGCGGCCGGCCGGGACGGAGCGGGGGACGCGGGGGCGCGCGGCAGGCGGCCCTTGCCAGCCCTGCGGGCGTCCGCCCCATCCGGCGGGCGCGAGGTGGGCTCACTCCCGGACTCGGCCGTTGCCGGCTGCTCGGCGGGCAAGGGGGGACTATAGGGGGGATATAGATTCTTTATCTGATTCTGATTCTTATGCGTTTCATGCGTTTCGGAAACGTTTCTGTAACGTTTCAAGATTTTGTCGTGATTTTTCAATGAATTGCGCATCTCGCCGGACGCCTCGGAAACGGCCGTTGCGGCGTTTTCCGACGTGTCATGAAACGCGGCTTCGGCGCGCGGTTTGCGCGCTGAAACGTTTCGTGCTGCGCGCGCCGTTGCACGGCCTGAGGACGCCCCGGCCGCCGCCTGCCGCGCCCGCCATCGGCGCACGCGCTCGGTGCTGGTTTGGGCGACGAACTGCCGGTCCGGCCAGTCGTGCGGGGCGAGCGTGCCGTCGGGCGCGATGACGAGGAGGCCCAGGAGGACGAGCTCGTCGATGGTCTGTCCGGCATCGTGCTCGGACATCCGGAGCCGGAAGGCGGTGTCGGGAAGCGACGGCAGCGTGCCGTCGGTCTCGGCGGCGAGGCAGAGTAGGTTGATCCAGGCGCGGAAGAGGTGCGGCGAGAGCCGCTGCACGCGGGGATCGTCGAGCTCCGCGGCGTAGAGCCGCAGCCATGGCCCCGTCAATCTGGAGTTGCAGGAGACGCCAGGATCTGGCATAGTGACCCCCGTTGAGTCGCACGAACGCAACGCGAACGGAGCGGTTCTCTCCGTCCTACCCGGTCCCGGCGTCCCCGCGCCGGGATCGTTGCTTTTTGGAACGCCACGCACCCGCGCACGCTGACCGGCGCCGTCCTGGGGACCTCCGGCGCGCCACTCGGACCCTCGCGCGCCGGGCTCGTCCTCCCCGCGTGAGGAGGCCTCCGGCGCGCCACTCAACCCTTCGCGCGCCGCGGCCGGCTCCCCGGCAGGGGAGTCGCGGCGCGCCACTCAAACCAGCATCACGCCGACGATCATCCCCGTCGCGGCGACGAGCGCCGCCGAGCCGAGCGCGATCGCGACCAGGTCCTTCGCCTTGAGGCTCATGCCGCCCTCCGCAGCGCCGTCTCGGCCATGGCGCCGAGCGCCCGGCGCTCGGCGAGCGCGCGCGGCGGAATGGTGAAGACGCGCAGCCGCGCGGGCGGCGTGCCCGGCGGATCGTCGGGATGGCGGTGCCAGCAGTAGCGCTTGCGCGTCTCGCCGGTGAGGCGGCGGAGCTCGGTCGAGACCGGGTTCCAGGGCCGCTCGGCGAGCCCCTGATCGGCGCAGAAGTCGCGGAACATTTCGATGAGATCGCGCGCGAGCACCGGGCCCTCGACGGCGCGGCCATCGTCGCCCGGCATCTGCAGCCAGGCGAGGAAGCGGCGCGCGTACTCCTCGGGGCTCGGGCAGGGCGGCTGCCAGTTCGGGAAGCGCGTGACGGGCGGCGACCGCTTCGCCGGCGTCCTCTCCGGGCGTGCCCCCAGCGCCGGCGGCGAACCGGCCAGAGGCGCGGCGCCGGACGCGCCGGAGTCGGGCGGCCGCTGACGCTTGGGCCGCGGCAGCAGCAGAATCGGCTCCAGGCGGCGCGCGCCCGGCGCCGTCGATCCCAGTTCGTCCGTTGCCGCGGCGGCGCCGGTGCGGAGCCACAGGCTCTCGAAAATGCGTCTGAGCACGTCGCGTGCGCTCATCTTGGCCTCGGCGGGCTGTCCCGCCGCCTCACCTCAACGCGGCACTCGCTTCTTCGCGCTTCGGGTGCCGACTGCGCACCCGCGCACGCTTGCCGGCGCTCCGGATGCCCACTTCGCACCCGCGCCGGCGCCGGCGGCCGGCTCCCCGCAGGGGAGTCGCGGCGCGCCACACGACACCCTGCGCGCCGCGGCCGGCTCCCCGCGAGGGGAGTCGCGGCGCGCCAATGAAAAAGCCGCGGGCGACGCGCGACACGCGCCCGCGAGGTCGCCATTGCCAGAAGGCGCCACCGACCCTTGCCCGGCCGGCAGCGCGCGAGGGACGGGAAGCGACACCGGAACGGGCCTCGGGCCCGCCCCGCCCCATCCCCCGCGCGATGCCGGCGCGCCCCGGCGGCGGAGGGACTCCGGCATGGCGACTCGCTTTATGATGGTTGTTTCGAAGCCCATGAAAGGAGACCGCCATGCCGGAGAAAACCGCGAGCGACATCGCCCGCCTCGCGGCGGCCGTCACCCGCCTCAAAGAGAAGGTGACGGCGCTGCGTCGCGAGCTGTCGGCGCTCGCCAAGAAGGTTGCGGCGCTCGGCCGATAGCCCCGCCCTCGATCCACGCCCGGATCAGCTCGGCGCCGGCGAGGAGCTCGTCGACCGGGCGGCCGTAGAGCACGGAGGTCGCGAGCTGCAGCGCATCGCGCCGGCGCAGCTCGGCGTCCGAGTAGCGCGGATCGGTCCGGATCCACGTCGCGTCCGGCCCGCTCGCCGGCATTTCGTCATTCGGCATCGCGTCATTCGGCATCGTGTCCCCCCTGCGGGATGCCCCCTCGCGCCCGGCCCACCACGGGATTCCGGACGCACCACGCACGCCACAGAACGCAACGGGAACTGACCCAGCGCCGGAGCGCTACTCGACCGCCTCCGACGGGGCGGGGCTGAATACCTCTGGCTTAAGAAAGTCGTTGGCGGTCACCGCACCAGATGTTTCAGCAACGATCCTGGCCAGTACCTCTCGCCGCGGCATCCGACGGCCATTGACATAGCGGGTTACCGAGGTCCGGTCGCATTTGATCCGGTCCGCAAACTCGTCTTGCGACACCCCGTTTTTCTGCAACCACTCCGCTAAGTGCATGACGACTCCCTGCAGCCTTGCGTTTTGTGCCTATTTGGCACATTCTTGTCAAGGGCTATGTGCCTAAAAGGCCGTAGCGCGATGTGTCTGAGTGATCCAGAAGTGAAGGATGACTCAGAATCGCATTCGCCAACTGCGGCAGGAAAAGGGGTTGACCGTAGAGGTCTTGGCCGAACGGTTAGGGATTTCTCACGGGCACTTGAGCCGCATCGAGCGGCAGGCGCGCGGCCTCAGCATTGAACTGGCAAGAGAGGTCGCGAAGGCCATGAATGTCACTGTTGCAGAGGTTTTGGGCATAGATACCCAAGCAAATGGGCAGGCGCGTGCCGACGAAAGGTTGTGCGAGGACGCAGTGCCGTTCGTCCCGTCCGCGTCCACACCGACGATCCCGACCTATCCGGGAAACGTAGCCCCGTGGGTTATGAAGACGGACGCGCTCGACAAGGTCGGTATGCCCGCCGGCACCATCGTGTTCGTCGATACTTCCGCTGAGGCGGTGGACAACGTGCGGCCCTTGCAATGCGTGATTGCGCACATTTATGACGACAAAGAAATGACGCGAGCAGTTACAGTCGCGCGGCAATTTGTTCCGCCCTCGCTGCTCATAACCAACTCATCCATGCGCAACGCGATGCCGCTCGATCTCGACAAGAGCGAGGCCATCATCAAGGGCGTCATCGTGGGGCATTACCACGTGGCGCCGTGATGGGTGACGCGAGAAGCCAGGGGCTCGACGACTTTCGGTCTATCTCGCCGAGACGTCCATCAGGAAGTATCACGACCGCGAGCCATCGCGCCCCTCGTCCCACCTGTCGCCAATCGCCAGGGTTTTCGCTGAACGCAACGGCTTCATAATGCGTCCCTGGCCCCTGGCCCCCTCGCCGCGGCCGCAGCCGCCATCTCTGATGAGGAGCGTCCAGATACGCATAACGCAACTCGCTGGCGCTCCTAAGCAGTCCCACAACTCCCCGGGGGTCGTAATGATCCACCCAGATGCCGAGCAGCGTCTCGTCGCCAGCCGGGCGGAACGCATTGACTCGCGAGGCCACCTCTCGCGGTGATACGCCTACATCAGACTTCACAATTCCGCCATCAACACGGTAGAGGCGCCACGCATAGTGGCGTCGGCTCTCGCGAGAATCGACATCGAGGCGCGGCCACTCTCCGATTACAAATCGCACGCCAACTTGAACGCTCGAGCGGAACTGCTGGCGTACCCAATCGCCGACGCTATCAAGCTTGTCCTCGTCCAAGGCAGCGCGGAGATAAACGCGCTGTACTGTGCTGCCAGACCAGGAGTCCTCGGTCTCCTGGCGCTCGACGGCCTGTGCCGGGTTGAAGTCTTGCGCCTTAACGTCAGCGTGCCCCGCCGACAAGACGAGCGCGCAGATCCATCCGCACATTAGCGCCGACAGCACACGAGCATCCATAAACCGTCACTCGGCCTTATTGACACAAAACCTCTTGACGAATGTGCCAAATTGGCACAAACTCGCCCTCAATTTAACGCTGCGCCGCAACCTTCATGCCCCACCTCCGTCCCACGTCTCAGCAGATCCGGAACCGGCCGCCGGTGCGCCGGTTGGTGCGCCAGCAGCTCTTGCGCCGGCTGCGCTCGGCCTCAGCGGCGGCGAGCTCCGCGGCGAACGCGCTCGCCGCCGTCCCCAGCGGGATCGGCGGCCGGATCGGCTCCAGCGCCAGGAGGCTCGCGAGCAGCATCTCGATCATCATCCTCTCCTCCCGCAATTGCCTTGCCGGGCGGCAGCCAGTGCCGCACGCCCGCGCCCTCGAAGGTGCAGCGGGCGCCGTCCGGTCCGCAGATGCGCGCCACGTCGCGCCAGCCGACGCAGCGCCCGTCCGGACCGCGCCAGCCCGGCCCGCCGCGGCAGCCGCAGCCCGAGCAACCCTCCGCCGCCGCGCCGGCGCCGAGGCCGAGCGCCGCGGCCATGAGCACCGGGCCGATCCAACGCATGCCACACCCTCCGCGGGCATCCCGGCCCGCTCGCACAACCGCTATCTCCGCAGATCGCGCAGGGCGCTGTCAATCCCCAGACCTCACCTCGCCGCCCCGGCACCTACGCCTCAAGACGCTCGTGCTCGTAGCCGCAGGCGCGACACCGCGACCGCACCCGCCGGCCGCCCAGCGGCCCGAACAGCGGATCGGCGAGGCTCGAGACGACACCAAATGCCCGTTGCGCGCAGCTCGGACAGACTGCCCCACCGCCATCGGCCAGCCGGGCTTCCAGCGCTGCGATCCGCCGTTCCAGGGCATCGATCCGGTCCGGCGCCGCTTCGATGCGCTTCCAGACGCTCCAGTGCCGCAAGCCTTCGATGAGCTCCTTCAACATGTCCCCTCCTGCCCCCTTCCAGCACGCCGCCGCCGGCATGACGCGGTTTCCCCCGAACGTCGAGAGCCTGCGCATCGAGCCGGGCCAGGGGGTCCTCTGGCTGATCGCCCGGCGCAACGACGTCGAGCTGCGTTTTCCGCTCGCCGAGGACGACCGCCGGCATCTCGCGCGGCTGCTGCTCGGCGACCTCACCCTGCCGCCCCTCCCCGTCCCACGCTGACCTAGCTAGCGAGACCGCCCATGGACCCGACGCTCGTCCAGATTGCCACGCTCCTCGCCCACACCGGCCTCGCCGGCGTCATGACCGGGCTCGCCTGGCGCGCCGCCGCCGACCGCCGCGCCGCTCGGGAGCTGGAGCGCGCGGCCGCCGCCGCCGAGGCCGACGCCCGCCGCATCCTGGAGCTTGCGACCGAGCGGCTCCGGGCGCGCCGCGCCGGCCTGGAGGCCGGGCCGGCCCCCGGCGCGCCGACGAGCATCGACCGCGGCGCGGCCCCGGACGCCCGCATCGTGCAATTCCCGAACCCTGCCGGCCGCGCGCGCGCCGGCAGCGAGGCCTGCGCACCGGGGGACGCGGGCTAGGCGTCGGCGGCGGCCGCCAGGAGCAGCGGGGTGCGGCCGCCGCCGGGGGACCCACCGTTCGACACGCTGAGGTGAGAGATGCAGATGGGCTTGACCATTCGGGGCGACCTGACGGCGACCCGCCGGCGCGCGGGGCCCCTGGACGGGAGGGCGCGCGCGTGATCACACTGGCGGGCACGACCTATCTTTCCGTCCCTGAGTGCCGCGAGCGGCTCGCCGCGCTCAACCTGGTGATGGCCGAGCGCACGTTCCGCCGGCTCGTGCGCCAGTCGGGCCGCTATCTCGAGCACCGGCGCCAGCTGGTGCTGACCGAGGAGGATCTGGCGGCCGTCATCGAGACGCTGAGGAGACCGGCCGCATGGCCCTCAAGCTCGTCCGCCGGCGCGGCTCGAAAATCTGGTACGTCTCGGGTACCATCCGCGGCAACCGTTATTTCGAAAGCACGCGCACTGGCAGCCGCGAGCACGCGGAAGCCTACTGCGTAAGGCGCGAGCGCGAGATTCTCGATGCCGAGTTCTTCGGCGCGACGATCTTCGCTGAGGCGGTGCTCGTCTACCTCGAGAAGGGCGGCGACGGCACCTACCTCGCCCCGCTCATCGACCGCTTCGGCCCGCTCAAGCTCGTCGAGATCACGCCGGCGATGGTCTCCGAGTTCGCGCGCGAGCGCTACGGCCATCTGCGGCCGGCGACCGTCAAGCGCCAGCTCTACACCCCGCTCAACGCCATCCTGCGCGCGGCCCACCGCGCCCAGCTCGGGCCGCTTCTTCGCTTCGAACCGCCGCGCGTGAAGCGCGAGCCGGTCGCCTGGGCCGACGACCGCTGGCTCGAGCGCTTCTTCGCCCAGGCCCACTTCCGGGCGGCGGCGATCGTGCTCTTCATGACGCTCACCGGCGCGCGCGTCTCGGAGGCCTGCCGGCTTGCGCCCGAGGACGTCGATCTCGCGCGCGGCGAGGCAATCCTGCGGAAGACGAAGTCGGGACGCGCCAGGCGCGTGCCGCTGGCGCCGGTGCTGGTCGAGACGCTCGCGCGCGCGCTCGCCGAATGCGCCCGCCCGATCGCGGGCGAGACCCGCGTCTTCGGCTACTCAACCCGCTATTCGGTCAACCAGGCGATCGAGCGCGTCTGCCGCCGCGCGGGGCTTCCCTACTATTCGAGCCACAAGGCGGGCCGGCATGCGTTCGCGGCACGCCTCTTGGCGCAAGGCCAGTCGCTGAAGCTGGTGCAGGACGCCGGCGGCTGGGCGAGCATCCGGATGGTGAGCGAGGTCTACGGCCACTTGGAGCAGCAGGCGATCGACGACGCCGTGCGGCAAGCCGCGCGGTCCCTGCCGGCGCTGCCGGGGGCGCTGCGCGATAAGGGGTGAAGCGCTAGCCTTCAGATTCGCTTATGCTCCTGCATCCACATTCTCGCCTTCATGTCAAGAGTGATTCATTTGACATTCAGGAATCGAATCGTATATGTGATGCATACCCGCTGGCAGCGTGCTGTCGGCTCGAAGGCCGTGCGAGGCAAGTGCCTCGGGCGGCCTTTGTGGTTTTTGAGATGCGCGATGCGGGTCGTAGTCTACATCGATGGCTTCAATCTTTACTACCGCGCCCTTAAAGGAACTCGGTATAAGTGGTTGAACCCGCTCAAGCTATCAGAGCGCCTTCTTGATGACGGCGACGAGATAGGGCTCATACGCTATTTCACCGCTCGCGTCAGCGCGAGGGCGGGCGATAAAGGTGCGCCTCGACGCCAACAAATTTATCTCAACGCCCTTAAGTCCGTGCCGCAAGTCAAGTTTCACTTCGGAAGATTCCTCCCGAAGAAGAAGCGAAGGCCGTTAGTGAGTACGGGACAATTTGTCGAGATACACGACACGGAGGAAAAGGGTTCGGATGTCAACCTGGCCACTCACCTTCTCAATGATGCGTGGAAGGCCGACTTCGGCCTCGCCCTCGTATTGTCGCAAGATACCGACCTAGTCGAGACCATAAGAATCGTGACGCAAGAACGTCGGTTGAAGGTCGGTTTAGTCTGGCTTGACGGCCGGCAGCCCAACAATCAGCTTGCGAAGGTCGCTTCTTTCGTTCGCCACGTAAAGCCCGCAGATCTAGCTGCCTCCCAATTTGATGAAGCAATAACACTCGATGATGGCCGAGTCATCTCTCGCCCGCCGGAGTGGCGGTGA